GTGCCAGTAAGACCTGGCTCACGCGCGCGACGTCACCAATCGGTACGCCCATATATTAATTTGCGAATAAAATTCCAGCCATCCCGTTTCGTACGCGCAAGATGTTATAATTTACGGCATACAATTTCATATCGTTGTCATTTTGTCGAAGTGATCCTCGACTAATGTTTTTTATGACTAGCTTAGCGTTATCGAGTCGACTGAAGTTACAAGTTCCAGTTGGCTTATAATCCGATGCATTTTTACAAAAATGATACGCGTAATATCTCGTGTACATGGGACAATTTTCACTTTCGACAAAGTTAATTGCGCCACATTTTGAATGTAAATAACTTTGCACGATGTGAAAGTACAGAGGTGACATATTTTCAAATAAAGTGGTTCCGTTCAGATACATATCAACGCCATCAAACGTAAGAAAATCATCCTCTATGATCGGACTTTTTGCTTTAAAACCGAAAAATATACTCTTTACCGGATGGTTCAAATTAGAAACGTCTAATACCATGTTTGTATCATCTATGTCGTATATATTCTCTTGAACTTGCGTGATCAGCATATCCATTTGTGCTTCGGCAAATTTATTTCTCTCTTCCGTGTCTAGAAAAATATAATTACCGTAGCATTTTATACCAGACACATTTTGTTTAGCGAATTCAATTCTGATTTCAACTTCATGAAATTGCATCGCCGCGAGTGGTAAATACATGTCGTTATCACAAAAAAAGAAATGAAGTGGTATGAATCGATTGTTGGCGATGGAAACGTTATTGATGATTTCCATCGATTTTACGAAATTTTCAGCCAGATAGGTTTGCCATATGTCGGATAAGTACTCAAAGGAGTGTGAGTCAATTTTTACACCACCTATGTATAAATGAAAATATGCACCATCGAAAGTGTTTATCATATCTTCACCTTCGAACCAGATCGCATTCAAAAGATCGCCATAGACTGGAATTTTTATCACATTATCGGTTGTTGTGACCTCTTTGATTAATTTTGGTGCGTGGGAAAAGTTAGTGTGTCTTTTATACTTTAAATTAAAAAGCGATACCCCTTGGTTATTTGTGATGTATACATCTTGGGCACCCTTTGAGACTAATTGAACCAATGCCGCTGACATTTATTTAATGTGTAGATTATAAAAATAAACACTTTCCCTGGGGGAAGTCGGTGTTTATGTCTTCTGATTCTTTTCCGCGTATATTGAAGCCACCATTCTTATAAACTTTCAATCTTTTATAGTACATCGCGGTTAAAATTGACCATTCATCTTTTATGTCGTAAATATGTGGATCGTTCTTTTTACCGGATGTTTCTCTCATGATACGACCTATGCTTTGCACGATATCGGATTTTGGTGAAGCTAATATGACCGTATCTAGCGTCGGTATATCGAGACCTTCGTGCGCTTGTGAAAACGTCGCGAAAATGATCTTCATTTTCGACGAAGCCTGAAGATCGACTTCTTTCATACCACCCATGTAGAGACCGGAATTATTCGGAAAACATTGATGTAAAAATTCACAATGAAAACGTCGGTCACTTAAAACTAATATTTGTCTCGTCGTTTTTACTAATTTATTTAATAGATTTACTATGATCTTATTTCTTTGTCTATCTTCGATTAATAAAGTTATCATATTTACCAAAGACACCTTACCGAAACGCGTACACGGCGGTGGATTTTTGAACGCGTCGCATTCGTAAACGATTGGAAATACTTCGACTTGTTTCTGATTTTCTCGTTCTATGGCAAAAAATGTCGGTCCCATGAACCAATGCAGCACCTTTGTGAGTCCATCTTTTCGCTCAGGTGTCGCGGATAAACCAAAAATATGTTTAGGGCATAATTTAAATAACGATTGTGAAAAGACTTTCGCGCATATATGATGCGCTTCATCAACGATGAGTGTTCCTATCGTGTCAAAATCTTCAAAACTATACTCCTTGAGCGATAGAGATTGAAGCATGGCGATGACGAAGTCGCATTCTATTTCCTTTTTGTTTTGTTGAACTACGCCTATGGTGGCGCCGGGACAAAACTGCTGAATTCGCTCTTTCCATTGATCGGCGAGGAATTGTTTATGTACCACGATCATCGTTCGATAGCCAAGTTTACAAGCGATGGCTAATGATACCGTAGTCTTCCCATAGCCACACGGTAAACTGAGTACACCATGACCTGCTTTAATAGCGGCGGCAAGCGCTGTGTTTTGGTGAGTGGCATCTCGGAGTGTTCCGCGGAACTGGACGTTTGTTTTTGTAGGTTCTGGTCGCTTGTCGTAAACCGGCTCACCGAGTTTATTAGTTCCGTAGAATCTTGGAACGCAGACTCCATTCTTAGTAGTTCTGTAAACTCTGAAAGGTGGCGGAGGAAATCCGAATTCATTGTTTACTATTGGTCTTACAGTGAGCTCCTTTTTAATTTCCTGTAAAGGACCTTCACTGACCAAATACCCGCTCCGAGTTAGCATTATTTATAAAAGCTACCATAACTTTATACAGAATTAAAGAAATTTGGATAATATCATATAAATGCCAACTCTGAACGTCGAAGATAACATTAAGCGCATCGAACAAGCACTCGAAGAAATGACGCAAGAAATATTCAGACTTCAAGGAAGTCTTCGAGTATTCAAGGGATTTCAAGAAGCTGGTCTGAAGGAAGTTGAAATCCCGGAAAAGAAAAACGAAGAAGAGGTCATTGAGAAGAATCAATGAATACCAATTTCCACGCGTGACCACTAAACTCACCGACGTTCCATACACCCGCGTAATCGACGTCAACATCGACATCATCGCCTTTTATGAGAGATTGAACAGGGTTACCGCGAACATCGCACATCACCCTTCTATATCTGAATGGAACTTTTACGGTCAGTATATTACCATCTAACGGATTATCTATTTTTGGATTTTTTATCAGGTGGTTTTTATTTTGGTGAATTCTATTAATTATTTCCTTACAGTTATCTGGAATAATTAATCGAATATATTTTTTATCGTTATAATCGAACATTGGTTCGTGTATTTGACAAGATATCTTCATTACAATACTATGATTACCAAAACTATAAGTAATAATATGAGATGAGTGATTAAAAATGTTTCAATCGGGGGATCCGCGCCAAAGTTTTCATGAGCGAACCTTTTACCGACTTCCACGGCGGCTTCTAAGCTTGAATACGGTGTATTTCTCGGAGACATCATACCACACATCGCGACGCTCTTTGATTTTCCCCAAAATGGAACTTGGCCCTTGAGACTCAACACACCCGATGATTGCTCAAACTCCCAAGACGTACCGTTCCAATGACACCCCCACGCGACGCGCGCGTTCCGGGGTTGAGGTACGTTGAGTTGTTTAATTATGCCTTTTATTAAATCATCCGGGTTTGTTTTTAGTATGTCATCCGTTAAATCGCATATAACACACGATACGGTTCGTTTATCAGACAACACGACCGGTTGCAAGTTCCATTCAGTTTCCATCGCTATTTTCAAATCATCTTCGAGAGTGAGTTCTTCTTCGTAATCGAGTAAGATATTGATACATCCGTACGTACTATCATTAATCTTCTGCCTCGCGCGATCTCCCCAGTTAGATTTAATGAGATGTAACGCTTTACTGTTATCAACACATAATATCAACAAACCATCGTTCATTATTTGTGTTTCGTCCTCAAATGTCGCTATGAAACCATCGTCGAGATAAGTCACATCCGACAGATGTTTGTCGAATTCGAATCCGACTCCCTTTCGCATGAGCGCGGACTGCATCGCGTCGCACATGAATTTTCCGGATTTCTTTTGTGTACATTGTGAAGACAGACCAACGTGATCAAAACTTCTGACAAATTCATACGCTGACATGACATCCCAAGTCACGCCATCCATGATTAATGTCATATGTGACACGATAGACTCACCTTCCTTTGATAAACGCCCGATAGCGTTTTTTACCGAAATAGCTTTATACTTTGTTGGGTTTAATATGACTCGAAACGCGAGCGACGCGAGTGTTCGGTAATCTCCGAATGAAAATTTCCGAAGTAAAAAGGAATATAAATCACTGTGGACTTTTTCAAAAATATCATCCCAGTTTATTCCCATTTCTTTAAAAAGTGTCCGCGTGTTAATAAAAGCCGTATCGAAAACGATGCGATGAGAGTGCA